CAAATATAGAATATTCTAAAAATTTTATTTTAGGATATTTTGATGGAGATGGCTCAATAATGACTAGTTCAGAGACAAGGACTAGGTATGAATGTAAAATTACTAGTGGAAGTAAGATATTTATAGATAATATTTCTAAAATTCTTACAGATGCAGGTATATATTATATTATAAGGGCCAAAGGTAATGCTTATGATATAAGTATTGAAAGGAAAGAAGAATCTAGGAAATTTTATCAATGGTTATACAGTGATAAAATTTGGTGTTTATCTAGAAAATTAAATACATTTGTGGCCCTCTTTGGAAACATAGAGGAAAATCATCGGGAGAATTGCGGAAAACTTAATGGACAATCCGCAGCCGAACTATCTGAATAGTATAAAGGTAAGATAGGAGGTTCAACGACTAACAATTGAGGAACTAATCCAATAATATTGACACGAGAACCCGACACCTAAAGAGAAATCTATGGTGAAGATATAGTCTGAGCTATATGGTAACATATAGAAGTTAGTATAAAGAGGCTAACGATAACACAACTGAAATTATGGCGGTAATGGTGCAACTATTGCTGCTAACTGTAATATTTCCCCTAAAGAAGGAGTTTTTGTATATGAATCATATTTTCAAGCATTTCCTCAACTTAAGGATTATTTTGAATATGTTGCTAGTGCTTCACAATCTTTAGGATATATTATATTTAATAATGTAACAAAGAGAAAGTATTTTTTTAATAAGGAAGAAAATGATTATTTTTTATTAAAAGATATTGTAGAAGATCCAAATTTTTGGAGGACTAATCCAGATGCTAAACATCTATTCAAATTATATAATAAAGCAAAGTCTGATATACAGAGATTAAGTCAAAATTATCCTATTCAGGGTGGGTGAATGTGCCCTGTTTAAATCCCATAAATTCGGTGAATTCTGAGATGAAAATACCGAGCCAACCTTTATAGTAATATAAAGAAGTGTGTAGAGACTAGAAATGAGACGGCGTATTAAAATTTTTAAATTATATGCGTGTCAATAATTTTTCCAAGAAAATGGGAATTTTATGTTTTTATATCCATAGAAATTTGTAAATTTGTATTCATGTTACAAATTTAATAAAAATTATTATGGATGAAAAAATAACAAAATTATGCAAAAAGTGTAATACAGAAAAAGAATTAAAATTTATGGTAAAACATTCTGGAATGAAAGATGGATATAGTTATTGCTGCAAAGAGTGTGCAAAAAAAGCACGTCTTGCAAAAAAAGGAATAACTTTAGAAATAGCTGTGTCCGAAAAATACTGTCCAGTTTGTGAAAAAACAAAATCTTCAGATGAATTTTATAAATCCACAAAAAGTCTTAGTACTGATGGATTACAATTTCTATGTAGTGATTGTTATAATTATCATAATTCTATTAATCAAGGAAAAGATCGTAATTATTTTAGAAAACTTCAAACAAAAGTGGATGTGAATTTTAAAGAATACCTTAATAAACAAAAAAAGGAAAATACTAGAAAAAATCATATTACTACTATGTTAAATAATGCAAAAAAGAGAGCATTAAAAAAAGGGATAGATTTTTCTTTAACAAAAGAAGATATAGTAATTCCCGAAGTTTGTCCCATTTTAAAAGTACCTTTTGTAATAGGTACTAAAGATAATTATGATTACACACCTACTATTGATAGAATAGATAATTCAAAAGGTTACACTAAAGAAAATATTCAAATCATTTCAAATAAAGCTAACTCTATGAAAAATAGTGCTTCTTTTGAAATGTTGCAAAATTTTGCGAAATATGTTAATGAAAATATAAAATAAGATATAGTCCGAACAATACTGAAAATGAAAGTATTGAATTGAGGAATAAAGAGTCCTCAAGATAACAAAATTGACAAGTTCTGATATTACTAAATATGCTGGAATTTTATTTTTTAAAGAAATCCTAGAAAAAGGATTGTTTCTAAAAGTTAAAATAGTAAATTTTGTACATGATGAAATTTTAATAGAATGTCCTGAAAGTATTGCAGAAGAAACAAAAGAATTATTAATTAAATGTATGGAGTTTGCTGGAAAACCATTTTGTCCAATTATTCCTCTAAAAGCAGAAGCTATAATAGGAGATCATTGGGTACATTAAAATATTAATATAATTCATTTTTATATATGCTATTAAAAAATGTTATTATAAATTATATTTAGTTTTTATAAAATTATGATTTTTAATTTAAATTATTTTTGTATCTTTGTATTCTCTTTCTATAAATTTTTTTTATATAAAATATGACCAGAGATGAAAGACAAAAACTAGGAGTTAGAAAGTGGATAGATGCAGGATGTAGAGGTACATTAAAATGGTGTACTGGTTCTGGTAAAACAAGGGCTGCAATAATTGCAATCAAATCTTTTATTTCTAAGAATAGAGATAGAAAAATAACAGTTATAGTTCCTACTGATTATTTAAAAACTCAGTGGATAATGGAGTTAAATAAATTTAATCTCCTTCCTCTAGTTAAAGTAGAGATAATTAATTCTGCTATAAAAAAAGATACTTCAATTGATTTAGTAATACTCGATGAACATTTGTCGAGTTTAAACTCATTTAATTGACGGGAATATCCTTAGAGCTTCATATACTAAATGCAAGTAGTGATACATTGCATGGCGAGAATAATTACCTCGGTATAGTAAAAAATATGAAGATTGGACAATCCGCAGCTAAGAATCTTATACTTTTGTGTAAGATTAAAGTTCACAGACTATCCCGAAAGGGAGTACATAAGAGATGCAAATTATTTTGCATCATTATGGAAATAGTGAGAATTTTTTCATTATCTTTGCATATTATTAATTATTAAAAATATATAGTATGAAAGAGAAAGAAAAGTATTTATTTTATGTTTTAAGCAGTTCTGACTCACCAGAACAATTTAGATATTTAGGAACAACTTGTAGAAAATTAAATCAAAGACTATCACATCACAAATATGTTGCTAGGTCTCCTGAAAAACGATCTACTCCTGTTTCTAAATGAATTTTTAGTTTATTTGAAAAAGGATTAGATGTTATTATTACTAAAATTTACGAATGTGAAAAAGATTTGTGGGAAGAAACTGAGATCAATTTAATTAAAGAATATAAAAATCTAGGATATGACCTACTTAATGTTGATAGTGGGGGAAGGGGTTCTATAACTATAGAAAAAAGAAATAAAAGTGGAATTCAAAGGTCTATTAAAGCTCATCAAGTTAAAGTAGTTCAGCTATCTTTAAAAGGAGAATATATAAAAACCTATGATTCTATTATGTTTGCAACTAAGGAAATGGGATTGAGTTCGAAGTCGGCTATAGGTAATGTTTTATCTGGTAGATCAAAAACTTCTTGTGGATTTTATTGAGTGTATGAGTCTGATTATATTTCTGGAAATTATACATTACAGGAAAAGATAGATCCTTCTAAACATTTAGGCATCAGACATTATCAGTATTCTATAGATACTCATGAATTAATTAAAATACATAATAGCGAAAAAGCTATATATTATGAATTTTATGGTTCAAAAAACTCAAATACTCAAGGACTGAATACTGCAATAATGCAAAAAATTGCATGAAACGATTTTTATTGGTCTAAAGAGCCTATAGAGGATTTTAGTTTATATTTTGACAATAGATTTAAAGTTTTAGAAATAGACTTAAATAATAACATTGTAAATAAATTTAAAAATAATAAAGAGGCGGCAGTCTATTTTGGAGTTGCCGATTGTACTATTTCTAATCAAATTAGAAATAAAACTAAAACTAAAAATAATACAATCTTGATAAAAAATGAAAAAATTAAGATATAGTCGAGCTAACAATGAAAGTTGTTAGGTTAGGGAATGTCACCGATACGGATCAGACACTTTTTATGAAATATTTACTCAAAGAACTCCTAAATTAGTTCTTGGACTATCTGCTACATTTTCTCGTTTAGATGGTAGACATGAATTATTAAATAAATTTTGTCCTGTTGTAGATACTTTAAGTATTAAAGAAGCTGTTGCTAATAAATGGTTATCTGGATTTGTAGAATATAAAGTTTCTATTATTCCCGATGATATTGATTATTATAAAGAATTAAATTCAGATTTTTTTAATTCATTTTCTTACTTTGATAATGATTTTCAATTAGCAATGACTTGTGTATCTGGAATAAAAAAAGGTAATATAGTTATTAAACCATCCCATTTTGTTAGGTATGAATATGCTAAAACATTATGTGGATTACCTTCATCTCATCCAAGATACAAAGATACAATAAATCAAATATTTAAGGAAGTAACTGCAATGGCTTTTACCTGGAATAGAGCCTTGCAAGCCAGAAAATCCTATGTAATGAATCATCCTATTAAGATTGATATTGCTAGGAAAATCTTATTACATAGACCAAATTCAAAAGCTATTACCTTTTCTTCCACAATTAAACAGGCAGAAAAAATAGGGAATGGATTTGTAGTGCATTCTGGAAAAACTAAGAGAAAAAATAGAATTACTATGGTAGAATTTTCTAAGCTTCAAAAAGGTGTTATTCATACTGCTAAAAGTTTAGATGAAGGAGCTGATATTCCAGGACTTAATTTAGCTATAATTCTTTCTAATACATCTTCTCAAACTCAAAAAACTCAGAGGGTAAATAATCAATTTTATGCCTAATTAAAATAGATAATTTAAATAACTTACAAAATATACAAAGTCTTTGAATTTTTTGTATTAAATTTGTTTTATTAATTTAAAACAAAATATTATGGAAAAATCAAAACTTTATGTATTACAACATCCAGACACCTTAGAAATAAGGTATGCTGGAATTACAATGAAATCTCTTTCAGAAAGATTAAACAAACATTTACTTGATGTTAAAAATAGGACTTATAAGAGTCCTAAAAAAGTTCAATGAATAGAGTCTATTCTTTCACAAAATAAATTACCACTAATTTCTTTAATCAAAGAATTTGATACTATAGAAGAATGTAAAAAGGCTGAAATTGAATATATTAAGAATTATTCTCAATTATATAATCTTGTAAATAACTCAATTGGAGGAGAGTATCCTGAAATTGTGGCTGTTGACCAATATAATATATTTAGGGAATTAGTTGGACAGTATGAATCAATTTCTCAAGCCGGACAGCATTTAGGTATTAAAGATCCATCACATATATCATCCGTTTGTAAAAAATTAAGAAACAGTGCTTATGGTTATATATGAAGAAATAAAGACGATTTATTAGGAGATATATCAAATATAGACCCCAAAAGTATTCAATTTAATAATATTAACCAGTATGATTTAAGTGGAAATTATATTCAAACATTTGAAAATTATAAACTAGCTGCTTTGGCAGTTAATGATTTATCAGAAGGTTCTAATATTGCATCAGCTTGTAAAGGATTACAAAGGCAATGTAAAGGATTTGTTTGAAGATTAGTTCCTAATTTTATTATATTAGATGAATACTTATTAGAGGCACAAGACAATAATATTAAGGAAGATAACAGAGGAAAAGATGGTAAAAAAGTTAATAAATTTTCTTTAGATGGAGAATATATTGAAACTTTTAACACTATTTGTGATGCTTCTATATCTGTCTTAGGTACTATTAATGGAAGGAAAAAAATTAGTGATTGTTGTAGTAATTTTAATTTAAATTATAAAAATTTTAGATGGCAGTATGCCCAGTAAGGAGTAATCCTTATAAAAAATACACCTGAATATCCTTGAAACCTAAGTGTGAAAACATATGGCAACTTGAGGAGGCATAGTAGGTAATGCTACAGCCCCAGAGACTAAATGCAGGTGCTCCTATAATTAGGATGAAGACATAGTCCAGTGCACAAACAACTTTGTTGGTAAGGAAACTTATAGTGTAAGAGGAAGAGTGATTAGATATGAGGAAGGAAAATTAGCAGAAATTTTTACTTTAGTACTTCAAGGTACTATGGAAGAGAATTGGTATTCTACTTCTATGAAAGATAAATCTTATGTAGAAATATCCCTAGAAGAATTGGACGATATTTTACAAGGTGAACAAACTTTCAATCTTATCCAAGAAGGGCAAGAAATGGGATTATTGTTCAGAGTATAACAGATAAATAATTATATTACTACAAATTACTAAAACTAACTTATTACCAATCCCGTAACGGATATTACAGAAATTAACAGAGTAATTTGAAATAACGCATTTATGCAGCATTTTGAATTATCTTTAAATGAAGAAATTGCTATTTATATTAATAGTAATTTAACTCCTACTGAACTCTTTATAGTTAGATTATTATTTCTAGCTATTGATGGAGATTCTAAATATCTTGTAAATTATATTTCTAATATTTCTAATGGTAAAGAATTATTTAGAAATGTTTTGAAATCTTTACTTGATAAAAAAATAATAAATTCAACTTTTAAAGTTCCTTCTGAGGGGGAATCTTTAAATTTTAAAAATATACCTTTTAATAAGAATTTTATTAAGATGTATATTAAAGAGTCTAATATTCTTGGGAAAGAATTTTTTGATGCATATCCTCCATTTATAAATATAAATGGTAAATTTTGTAGTATAAAAAATTTTACTAAAGCGGGCTTGTTTTCTTTTGATGATTTCTGTATTTTTTATTCTAAGCAATTGAAAAATTCTACAGTTTCTCATGAAAGAATTATGGAAGCATTAGAATTTGGGAAAGAGCACAACTTAATAAATTACACTATCAAACTAAGGTAGCTTCTCGTAGGAATACGAGAATGAGAATTCCTTTAATTGCTGGAATCTCTTTTTTATTCCATTTATGGATTTTGATAAATTAATTTTTATTATATTTGTATTATAATAAAAAAATTTAAAAATTATCTTAAAAAATGGAAGAAAAGACAATCAGCAGCCAAGTATTTACTAAAAATGGTAAATTTGAAATTACCAAAAAAGAAAGTAGTCGAAATGAAAAAGGTTCATATATTTATACATTTTATATTAAATGTGTTAATTGTGGATCTGAAAAAACTACTTCAGGATCACATCTAGAAAGATGTATATGTAATAATTGCAGAAAAGAAAATACAAATGATAAATATATTGGACAAACAATAGGTTGTTATAAAGTTTTAAATTTTTCTCATTATGGAGAGAATAAAACTCAAACACGTTATTTTAATGTTCAATGTATTCATTGTAACACAATTTCGGTTAAATCCTTAAAAACAATTTTAACTACAACAGAACACTGTTCTAATTGTGAAATTAAAAAAAGAAGAACCCCTACTTTAGATGCTCCAAGAAATTGTGTAAAATCTAGTTATGTTTCTGGAGCAGTAGATAGGGGATATATTTTTAATTTATCAGATGAAAAGTTTGATGAATTAATTTTTGGAAATTGTTTTTATTGTGGTCAAGAACCGGAAGAGTATAAAAGCGACCTTAGATTAAATAAAACTAACTTACCATTTAAGAGAAATGGTATTGATAGATTAAATAATTCTATTGGATACACTGAAGAAAATTGTGTAACTTCTTGTTTTAAATGTAATAAAATGAAATCAGATTTAAATTATCTTGATTTTATTCAACATATTAATAAAATAGTAAATAAAGGTTCAACGACTATCTCGAAAGAGAGTACAATACAAGCAAATGGTATTGGAAATAGGGAACTTCCAAAAAAGGAAGATGATATAGTCTAATCTATATAGTAATATATAGCAGTTCATGAGAGAACGTATTTAAGAGTTGCGTCTTAAATAGAATATAATGTTTAGAGTTTATTGCCTCTAAAAAGTGGGAAGAGATAGAATATATTAGAGATAGTGGCAATGTAAACGGGTATAATAATACAGAGTTATTATAATGTCAGTTAAAACACTATTTAGAAATATAGAGTCTGGAAAGCTTGGTAAAAATGTAGGTATTAGTACAGGACTTCCAAATTTAGACAAAGTCATCTATGGTATACAAAAAAAATATTTATATACTATTGGAGCAGACACTTCTGGAGGTAAGACATCATTTGCACTTGATGTATTTGCTTATAATTTATTAAAAAATGCTGGGGATAGGAAAATTTCTATTTTATACTATTCTTTTGAAATGGCTGCAGATGTATTATTTGCAAAGATTTTATCTAGGTATATTTATGATGAATATGGAAGAATAGTAACTTATGAAGATATTCTATCTTTAACTACTCCAATATCTGATGAGCATCAAGAATTAGTAAATAAAGCATATTCTTGGCTAGCTAATTTTGAGTTAAGTTTAACTATTTATGATAAAGCTCTTTCTCCGAATGGAATTTATGCTACTACTAAAGAGTGGCTAAAACAATTTGGAGAATTTAAGGCTCTTGGAGAACATAAAGAAGAATTTATTGAAAATGATCCAGAAAGATATAAAGTAATACTTATAGACCATGTTGGTCTAATTTCTGGACCTGGAACTAAAAAAGAGAAGATTGACTTAACTGTTGATTATTTAATTTATTTTAGAAATAAATGTGGGATAACTGGCATTTTTATTCAACAAATGAATAGAAATTCTAAATCTATGGATAGAAAAACAAATGGTTATGAGTTATACCAACTTGATGATTAGGGAAAATACAAGGAAACTAGTTAATTCAACTATGTATTCCTTAATTTAAATTTATAAAGTCATCGTTAAACTTCGTGAATCTGGGAAAGCCTATAAAAGGTAACCCTAATCCAACCTCTATAGTAATATAGAAATTAGGATCAACGACTAGTACATACTTTCCTACCAAGTGGTGTTGAGGAAAATGAAGTGCCACGAGTGCGGAGCAATATCTTATGTATACCAATACTTAAAGGATATTGAAGAGATAGTCTGACCTACGACTATATATAAAATCGTAGATTTACAGGATAAAGAGCCTGTAAGATAACAAAGTGTTTAAAGATACATCAGGAACTACTGATGCTTCTGAGGTTGTAATTGCTTTATATTACCCATATAGAGAAAAAATTGCCAGGTGTGAAGGATATCCAATACAAAATGTGTTAAAAAAGAGATTTAGACTTGTTCAAATTCTTAACAAAATAATACATAAAACTTAAATTTTAGATGAATCTAAATTAAGTATTTTTATAAATTTTCTTTTATTATATTTGTTCTAATATTAACATAAAATATATGGAATGGAAACAGTAAAAGGAGAAATAAAAATTTCGGGAATTTATCAGATAATTAATACAACTAATAATAAAATTTACATTGGAAGTTCTTCTTTTGTTCAAGTGCATTACGTTATCTAGGAATGTCTCCTAAAAATACCAGTTGTATTAAAAATCAAATAGACACTGAAAAACTTTATAAAAATTATTTATGGAGAAGTGTTGAGCAAATTAATAGAAATATTAATAATGAATTGGGTGAATTGCCGGAAAATCTAGAAATAGACAATCAGCAGCCAAGTTAAGGGTTAACATCCTTAGAAGGTTCACAGACTAACTTTTGAAACCCTAAAGGGAATATAATAAAGACACGAGCGCCCAACACCTTAACTTTTAAAGAAGGTGATGATATAGTCGGAGCTGCAAATATAATTAATGAAATTGCAGATATAGAAGATAAAGAACTTCTATGATAACAAACTGAAAAATAGATATGGACAAGCTGATGTTAATAAGGGAGTAGCATTTTATGGAGAGGTTGGTATGTTTATGGAACTTCCAAAGCCAGACTCTATAATAGACTATGAATCGTATTTAACTTTATCCACCAATGTTTCAAAAAATATAGATGATGAAATTAAATCAGATAAAAATTTATTTAATTTCTAACTAAATAATATGGCCGAATTAGGTGCAATTGTTGGTGAAAGTGGTTCTGGTAAATCCACTAGTTTAAGGAACTTAAACCCAAAAGAAACATTTATTATAAATGTTGCAGGAAAAAATTTACCTATAAAAAACTTTAAAAAGAATTATATTCAACTTACTATAAATGAAAATAAAGAGTTTGTTGGAAATTTATATAATACAAGTAGTATTGATAAAATTAATCAGATTATAAAGTATGTAAGTGTTAAAATGCCTCATATAAAACAAATTATAATTGATGATAGTCAATATTTAATGGCTAAAAAAAGATTGAAATGAAGTTTAGTGAATCTATGTTAGGATATAAAAATGTTTGTGGAGTCTATAAAATTATTTGTAATAATGCAAATTTTTATATAGGCAGCTCTAAAAACATTCAACAGAGATTTTATAAGCATAGAAGAGAACTTCGTAAAGGAGTTCACAAGAATGAACATTTACAAAATTCATATAATAAATATGGAGAGAAATGTTTTGAATTGGTGATTATAGAACTATGTAACATAGATGAACAATACTTCAAAGAACAACATTATATTAATTTACTAAAACCTGTTTATAATAAAGAGCAGGATGTTATAACTCATATTCCAACTGAAGAAACCAAACGAAAATTATCAGAAGCTAATAAAAAATATTATGCAAATCTTGATAATTTGAAGAAACGATATAAAACTATATATCGCTTTAATAGTTCTTTAGAGATTATTAATACTTATGAGGGAATTAAACCAAATATTGAAGCTTGGGCTTCAGAGTTTGGAATAAAACCTGGTGGTGCTGATAAAGGAATTAATAGAGCTTTAGCAAGTGGTAAATTATATAAAGGTTCTTACTGATCTTATGATCAAAATTTCAAAGGCCCAACAGTTAGTGATAACTGTTAGCAAATCTGGTGAATTCAGGGAAACTCCAATAATGGACAATCCTGAGCCAAGCCTCTTAAACGAGGAAGGTGCAACGACTATTCCGAAAGGAAGTACAATCAAGTGATTGGAAGCGCCAGACATCTTAATAAAGATGATGATATAGTCTAATCTATATGGTAACATATAGTAGCTAAGTAAAATTAGCGGGCAGTGATTAACGAACACTGTTGAATATAAATGTTTGAAGCGATGGATCGTGCCACTGAAAAAGGGTGAATAAACATGCCCAAACTAATCTAACTGCGGGAATAACCTTAGAGTCTTTTTAACCAAATTATGATAGTAATATACATAATGGCTTTCAGTAATGATGAAAGGTATGGTAAAATCAAAAAGAATTGGTCAATCCGCATCCAAGTTTCCAAATTAACTTTTGGAAAAAGGTTCAACGACTATCTCCATGAAGGAGAGTACATTAAAGTTAATAATAACTTTTTTGGAAATGGTTAGGATTTTTAT